TAGATATCCAGCTTGTTCAGCCAGTTCTTTAATTCGTTCGTTCATACCAATTCTTTAATGTGTTTGCAACTACCACGAAATGTAAATCCGGGACATGTACATGTTTTGTCTACGGTATCAATACTATACACATTACCTTTACTACCAGACACTTTAATCACAGTAGATTTTTCTTTTATCTTTTTGAAAGGGTTAACTTTCAATGACTGAAATTTACGACCACGCTTGTCGATAGTAATCGGGTTCTTAAAGTAGAATGGAGTAGTAGAACCAACCTTGATGTACGCAAGCATTTTAGTACCGTCAAGAAGGTATATGTGATTAGCAAGGTTGCTATCATTCCATACTGTTGTTTCTACTACTGCTTCCATTAAACTTCCTCAGTAACTTTAGCCAATTCTTCTGACAACAAACGCAATTCAGTATTGTCTTGGTCAAACATATACCAAACACCGTCTTTCATAATGTAGCAAAACTCAGCCCAGACATTGTTGAAATGTTCAACTAATGATTCTTTGCTGGTGTATGTTTTAAACTCTTGACCTTCTTCTTCACGGTCACGACCATAGAATGTAGTCATGTTGCCATACTTGCGTTCCCAAAGTTTGGGGTGCATGTCATGTGTAGGTTCAAAGGGATGCTTTTCACCTATATTGGGTGCAAGACTAGAAATATTACCTAGTGCAATAAGGTTGTTTGCTTTAGGTGAATCATAGTGTTCTTGCAAAATACGACCATTGTGTGACAAATAGCCGTCAAAATGACAATAAACTGCTTTACAATTGTCACCGTGCATCACACCAATAATTGAACGTGTACTCATTTGAAAACTCCTGTTGTTTGACTGAATAAGACTCTATTATATACCCAAAGTGATTTATTGTCAACCGCGGCTGTTGTACACATTTGCGGCTTGTACTACTTTTTCGCTATACATCATACGACCGTTTTGTGCAATATCTTGCAACAGGTCTGAGATATTCTGACCTAAAAATTCACATTCTTTGAGCAGGACTTTGATGGCTGTTTCGTATTTCATACTATACTCCTTAAACCAAATCAACTTGAATTTGCTTGCCACGAATAGTAGTACCGAGACCACTTGGAATTGGTTCGTTTAGTGACTTAGCAATACGGCGTTCAACTGCTAACCTAATCATTGCGTCCCAGCACAATGTTCGGGCGTTGACGGTAGCAAACATTTCGGTCATTTGCTTGATAGTCAAATACATACCAACGTCATTTTCACTGCCGTCGCCTTTGAAAATTACACGGAATTTCTGTGAATTTTTGAAACCTTCGATAACTGTTTTTGTACGCATTTATGTGCCCCTTTAATCAATCAATACATGTATTATATACCCAAAGTGATTTATTGTCAACCTTTGGGCATGAGATAAAAAGTACTACTTTTTGAGTACATCAAAGATGGAATTTTGCAACAATGCGACCTCGTCACGGTCAACATAGAAGTCGGTACGAGGATCGTAGTACTCACCTGCTTTAGGATCGTAGTACAGAACCTGACCATTGGGGTAGTGAAATGGACCCTCAAGTCCCTTACGAGGACCGTATTCTTTATTGTGCTTGAAAACGATGTAAGACATAAAAGCTCCTTTTCACTACAGAAGCCTCTATTGTATACCCAAAGTGATTTATTGTCAACCTACTACTTAAGTATTACTTTTTGGTAAGTGCATTGTATAGTGCCTGCAACCCTCTTACATATTGCATTTGGTTAGGGTATAGAGAGTGGCGTTTAGTTATCACATTGATATAATTTACTTCACCATTGATCACGGCTAATTGTTCTGTTTTTGAACGTGCATTTTGTAACTGTTTGAACAGGTTACGATCAGGCCAAAAACTATCTACCTGCTTAGACATTTGCACAAAAGGAGATTCTTCTTGTTGCACTGTGGTACTTGCTACAGGTTGTTTTGGCTTAGGCGCATAGTTTGGTTTGCCTTGCGATACCGGTTTTTGTGTGATTGTCTTTGTTGAAGGGCCAAGTGCAGTAGGCTGTATACTAGCATCAAACTTCATATTAGCCCAACGACCTCCCATTTGGTCTTGTCGTTTTAAATCAGGAGGACTTCCGGTACCAATGTCATCATGGCTGTAAACACCGTATAATCGTATAGTGTTTGTTTCTTTGTCAACAAAATACACAATGCTAAGGTTGTGTGTTAAATGTGCATGTGAAATACCGGGTAACTTAGAACCAAAATTACCACCCGATCTAAATTTTCTGTCACTATCGCCGAAGCCAGGTAGCCCGGGTAAAGACCCGTTATAAGGTGTTTTGTTTTTCCACTGTAGGAACTTAGATAATTCAGTTTTTATCCGATCACGCTGGTCGGTGAATTTATCTATTGTTTTGGCAAGTTCGCTGTTTGGTCCGGCGCCTAATACTCTAAGCATTTATTGATTCCACCCTTCATGCGTTTTTAAGCCAGTCAAGGGCTTCATCAACGGTCATGCCAGGGTCGGAATCATCAAATTTGGAAATAGATTCAGCAATTTCCTGTAATGTAACAGTGGTGAAAGGCTGTTCAGTATCGGAACAAAGGCTTTCAAAAATTGCTTTTCTACTAGGCTTGGAAATTTCGTTGAGTTTCATATAACTATTTATCAGTGAATAACCGTATTGTATACCCAAACCTATTTATTGTCAAACTGAATACTTAAGTAGTACGAGAGGTAAGTATTTTGTCTGCAAGACCATAGTCTACAGATTCTTGGGCGCTCATGTAAAAGTCACGTTCCATGTCTTTTGACAATTCTACAAATGTTTTACCCATGCTATTGTGATTGACATAGATTTCTGTCAAGGTTCGTTTCATTTGCAAAATCTCTTTTACTTGAATTTCCATGTCTGTTGCTTGACCACGTGCGCCGCCTGAAGGTTGATGGATCATATGTCGTGCATTTGGAAGCATATGACGCTTACCCGGGCTACCTGCTTGTGAAAGTAAACTACCCATAGAGCATGCCTGACCCATAACAATTGTATGGATATCAGGCTTGACGAATTGCATACAATCATAGATTGCCATACCAGCAGTTACACTACCACCGGGGCTATTAATATATATGGAGATATCTTTATCTCCCTCACTTTCAAGGTACAACAACTGGGCAACAATTAGATTTGCCATGTGGTCGTGTACTTCGCCCTCAAGCAAAATTACACGGTCCCTAAGCAAACGACTATAAATATCATAGCTACGTTCACCCTTGCTTGTTTGTTCTAAAACCATTGGCACTAAACTCATATACATCCTTAAAATAAATTTGCGATAAATACTTAATGGTGATACAATTATCACTTCATTAACTCTAAGAGACATTTTACATGAGATACACTGAATTTACAAGCCCTTTGGTAGAAGATGGGGAAATACCCGTATCCAGAGACGATATTGTCAATGCATTGACTAGCTTGGGCCATGAAAATCCAAAGATCAATGGAAATAAAATCAATGTATTGGTTCAAATACCTGATGGTCAGAAAAAGAATGATTTTAGAAAACAAGTATTGAATGACATTCTAATTGCATTAAAGCGTCAACTACCAAAATCAATGCCCACTTACAGTCCTGATCCTGGTATAAGCAGTTTGGGTGGCATTATCTTTAAAAATAGTCCAGTTGCAGTTGTTGTAAAAGATGAAGGTAAGCAAGGTGAAAATAGTGCTGGCGTAGCAAATGAAATAGAATTAGCCAGTATTATTCAAAGTGTCGTAGAAAAATACGGGTCAGCTAATGTTACATTTGAAGATCCAAGAGGTAAAAAGCTAACGATTAAAAATTGCACTTCAGTTGATGTTGCCGGGCGTGACACCGCAGAACGTAAAAAAGCCGATGTTGTATTACGTAGCGAACGTGGACATTTGCCTATCAGTATTAAAGAATTAAATGCTGATATGTGGGAAAGTGCTGATAGTTTGTTTGGTGCAAAGGCTAAAGAAATTATCAAAAAACTCAAGGATGACGGCACTATTGAATTGCAAGTTATTGGTCAAAAGAAGAATAATCGCACAGGAGAATCTACCCCTGTGTATAAACTAAGTAAAGAAATCGTAGTAGAGCCTACACCAGAAGAGGCTTTAAATGCTGTGTTTGGAAGTGATATAAGCCCTAAAGGTGGAGTGGTCATACAAACATTTAAGCCGCAACATTTCACACAAGATGATAACAACATCAAGGTTGATGCACATGCTGTTATTGCTAAGAAAGAAGACATTCCTGAAACTCATTTAATGGTATGGTTAATTCGTAATGACAGTACTCGTAATAATCCATTGCCCGGACTACGCACATTAGGTGTAACACTTTCACGCGGTATAGGCAAGAAGGGTGATAAGGACGTTGTATTAGTAGACGTTAACGGGAATGTAGTTACTAAATCTAGTACTTCAACAGCAAAACCAACTAAGAAACAAAAAGAACCTGAATTAGAACCAGGCAGTGAAGAAGCAACACGCAAGAAGCGTGATTAACACTTAAAGATATTTTGATGCTTAAACCAACGGCGCATAGAATGCGCCGTTTTTAATGGGATATTATAGTCATTCATTGTTTGACGAAACTTAAAAAATGTAGGACCATGACTCATTAAATGATCTTTGCCCCTACGATATCTTTTGGGCCCTTCTATATCCCATTGATGTTGATGTACCATTTCGTGTGCTAGTGTAGTTATCATCCATTGTGGACAAAACCATTTGTCCATTAATCGTATTTCACAATAACTACCAGTACTATGTTTATCAATATCTCCTAGACACATTCCCCAGTACTTCCTACATCTAGGAGCTAAGTATATTTTTGGGATTTTTAAATCATTATTGAAAATATAATAGTTCAATAATTCATATGTATGATACACATCGTTTTTAGATGGTCTGTACATTAACCGTTTTTGATAGGTTATACTAGGTAATGGAAAATCCATTAACTCCTCTAAAGAATAAAGGGATACTAGACGCATACTAATATTTATCAGAAAAATATCAGGTTGGTGTCCTACATCTAAATAAACAGTTAAAGGAGAAAAACTATGGAAATAGTCATTGGAGTTATTATTGTTGCGGGCTTGGCCTGGGTTCTTATTAAATCAGTTAGTAAGGAAAAACCAGCTGTTCAACCCGTAGCAGAACCAGCAAAAGTTGAAGAAGTTGTAGCACCTGCTACAGTTGAAGTAGTTGCAACACCGGAACCCGAAGTTGTAAAAGCTGCTCCAGCTAAGAAAGCACCGGCTAAGAAAGCACCTGCTAAAAAGGCAGCAACGCCCAAAGCAGCCAGTACTGCAACAAAAACAACCAAGCCTCGAACTAAGAAAACAGCCTAATAAAATAGGGCGAAAGCCCTATTTTTCATAAATACATAATGATATTTGGCTTTGATGTTATTAGTGATTTAAATTTAAAATCAGCAGAGGAATTTGATTGGTCTGGTAAACCAACCAGCCTTTTTTGCCTTATACCCGGCAATATTTCAAGTGATTTGCAGACACTATACAAGGTCTTTAGTCAACTTAGTGGCATGTATCACGGGGTATTTTATATAGACGGTTGGCTAGAAAATATAGATATTAACTCAAGGGAAATTAGAGTTAAAGAAATTCAAAAAATCTGTAGTAATTTCAAAAATGTAATCTACTTACACAATAATGTTGTTGTAGTAGATGGTGTAGCATTCATTGGTATCAATGGGTGGTACAAAAATTATGAGAATAATAGCATTGTAGATGATTTCCACGCTAAGTGCTATAGGTTTGAAGATATAAGTTATTTAGAAAAAACACTAGAAAAATTACAATTGCATGCCGACGTAAAGAAGATTGTAATTATGAGTAATTGCGTTCCTTTTAGGGAACTGTATTTTGGTGAGTGTGACACCAATGATGAAGATGTATATCCCGGATACGTCTTATATAAAGATACCGAACACAAGGTAACTAAATGGGTTTACGGAACACATAATAAATTAGTTGATACTGTGTTAAACAATATCAACTATTTAAATAATACCAAATATGATCGTGAACCTTACTATGCCAAACGCATAGAGATAGTCATTTAATTTTCTTCGGATTCAATTTTTACTTGTAATGGGAAACCCTGACTACGGGCTTCTAAAGTAACTTCCATACCTTTTTGCTCGGCAATCTCGTAGGGCAATACAGCTACTACTGCACTACCTTGTTCGTGGATTCCAGTAGTAATATTTTCAGCAGTATCTTCGGTGTAATTAAAATGTTCAATTAAAGTAGATACAACAAACTCCATACTAGTGTGATTATCATTCATATAAATGACCTTGAACATCGGGGGTTCAGGCATTTTGAAATCGGGTTTAATTCTTACTTTTGTTTCTGTTTGACTTGCCATTTTAGTTACCTTTAGGAAGTGTGTAGTTCCCTACACACTTTTATTTACAATGATGTATTATATTATTTATTGTATTTTATTGCAATACTCTTGGGCTTTTTATCTTCAGGGACAATTCGCTCACATGTAATAGTTAGAATGCCATTGGTATTCTCTGCATCTTTAATTACTACGTGTTCGCCCAAAATAAACTCACGCTGGAAGTTTCTATAACTAATACCTCGATGTAGGTACTCTTTCGGTGGACTATCTAAATTATGTGCTTTATTGCCTGCAATAGTCAACACATTGTTTTCAAGTGTAACTTCAATTTCACCTTCGTTAAACCCGGCAACTGCAATTTCAATTGAAAAATTGTCCTCTGAGTTTTGTACCACGTTATAAGGTGGATAGTTATTGTTTGATTGTGTAGCATTCATACGCATCAATTCATCTAGCATAGAATCAAATCCTATACCAAATCTATGAACTGCGGGAATGTCTAATGAACGTAATGTTAATTCTCTTGTCATGTTGTTTCTCCTTAATAAGCAAGTTATGACATATCGGGCCCGCACCATGCGGCACCCGATTTATTTAAGTTAAACAGTTGTAGCTGTTTCTTTAACTTCTGCATCAACCACAGGATCTTCCTTTGATTTTTGCTCCTCTTCGTATTTGACTTTGGTAATTGGACCAATAGCCTCATACAAATCTTTTACAGATTGATTGATTTTCTCAACATCGTCACCATCAATTGCAGTTTCAACAGCTTTCACTGCATCTTCTGCTTTTGTCTTTTCTTCTGGTGTGACTTTATCTCCGTACTTTTTCAAGTCATTACTAAAGCCATGCATAGTTGATTCTGCACCATTACGTGCTTGTATCAATTCAACCTGCTTCTTGTCAGCCTCAGCATTTTCTTCTGCTTCGCTGACCATATTCTTAATCTCTGCTTCGGTTAAGCCACTGTCAGATTTAATGGTAATCTTGTTTTCTTTACCTGTGCCTTTGTCTTTGGCGCTGATGTGCATAATACCGTTAGCATCAATATCAAATGTTACTTCAATTTGAGGTACACCTCTTTGTGCAGGGGCGATACCATCTAATTTGAAATCTCCTAACACCTTGTTATGTTTGAATAATTCACGCTCACCTTGTCCTACCTTGATATCAACTGCAGGTTGATTATCTTCGGCAGTACTAAATGTCTGTGAAGCCTTAGTTGGAATAGTTGTATTCTTTTGAATAACTTTAGTGAATACTCCACCTAATGTTTCAATACCCAAACTTAATGGTGTAACGTCAAGCAATAATACGTCTTTGCGTCCACCGCTTAATACGTCACCTTGAATGGCAGCGCCTGCGGCAACTGCTTCATCGGGGTTAACATCTTTGCGTGGTGCTTTACCAAAGAAACTTTCAACTGTTTCTTGTACTTTAGGCATGCGTGTCATGCCACCAACTAGAATAACTTCGTCAATATCACTATTAGTTACACCAGCGTCACGCATAGCAATTTTGCAAGGTTCAATACTGCGCTGGATTAGTTCATCAACTAGGCTTTCTAGTTTGGCACGACTCAATTTAACATTCAAGTGTTTTGGACCACTTGCATCTGCTGTAATGTACGGTAAGTTAACATCTGTTTGACTACTGCTACTTAGTTCAATCTTAGCCTTCTCTGCGGCTTCCTTCAAACGTTGCAATGCTAACACATCTTTGGTCAAGTCAACTCCTTGATCCTTCTTGAATTCGTCAACCAAGAAGTCCATGATGCGTTGGTCAAAGTCTTCACCACCCAAGAAAGTGTCTCCGTTTGTGCTTAAGACTTCAATTTGTTTATCACCATCAACGTCCGCTAACTCAATGATAGATACATCAAATGTACCACCACCTAAGTCATACACTGCGACCTTTCGATCCCTTTTGTCTTGTTTGTCCACGCCGTATGCAAGAGCGGCAGCTGTGGGTTCATTGATGATTCGTAATACTTCTAGTCCAGCAATACGACCTGCATCTTTAGTTGCTTGTCGTTGACTATCATTAAAGTACGCAGGCACAGTAATAACTGCTTGCGTGACTTCATGACCAAGATAGTCTTCGGCTGTCTTTTTCATCTTACGTAGTACTTCGGCACTAATCTGTGGGGGTGCTAACTTTTTATCTTGTGCTTGAACCCATGCATCACCGTTTTCGTTTTCAACGATGGTATATGGCATCAAGTCTATATCTTTTTGAACAGCTTGTTCTTTAAACTTACGACCGATTAGTCGCTTAGCCGCATAGATTGTGTTCTTTGGATTTGTAATTGCTTGTCGTTTAGCACTTGCACCTACTAAAATTTCATCAGAAGTATATGCTACGATTGATGGTGTAGTTCTAGCACCTTCACTATTTTCAATTACTTTGGGGATTCCGTTTTCAATAACGGCTACGCATGAATTTGTGGTACCCAAATCGATACCGATGACTTTGCTCATATTGTTTCTCCTTTAAAAAGCAAGATTTTCTGTAGACCTTGTTACAGCATCTACATGTATATATCTATTTTACATCACTGCGTAAAATAATCTATTATATTTGGTTAAAATAGTTTCTTGGGGAGTTCTTGTTCACGTAGATGTTTTTTCCATCTACGTTTGGCTTGACTCTTAGCCAATTTTCGTTTGATAGTTGGTTTTACATATTCTTGACGGTCACGGACTTCTTGAAGTAATCCGGAATCTGTAATTTTCTTTTTCAGCTTCCGTAATGCCTTCTCCCAATTATTGTCATTAACTTGTACTCGTCTTCCTTGGCTCATGGTATATAGGTTTAGGGTTTTTAACTTGATCTCTATCTATATTTAGTATTTTAATTTTATTTTGTCTATATGTCTTGGTATTGTACATATGACACATCAACACCCGTTCAATCTCAGTATGTAATCCCCTAGCACCTGTTTTCAATGTAAGTGTATTTTCAGCTATTTGATCCAATGCATCCTTGTTGAAATTGAGTTCAATGTCATCTAGTTTCAACAGGTACTTGTATTGGCTCACATAGTTGTTCTTTACATCGGTTAGGATTTGTATCAATTGATCCTTATTTAGTTCCTGAATACTAACTGTAGTAGTAAAACGACCAATAAATTCTGGAATCATTCCGTACTTAGTAAGATCATCGGGACTCACGGTGCTTAGATCACCTTCAATCTTATTCTCTTTAATATTCGCTTGGAATCCTATAGATGTACCATTTACTCTATTTGCGATTACATCTTTCAATCCTACAAATGCGCCACCTGCAATAAACAATATATCCTTGGTATTGATTTCAATCATATCGCCACCAGGATGTTTCCTACCTCCTTGGCCAGGAACTCTGCATATGGTTCCCTCTACTAATTTAAGTAAGGCTTGTTGAACACCCTCACCACTTACATCACGGGTGATGCTGGTGCTTTCTCCTTTACGGGCAATCTTATCAATTTCATCAACAAACACAATACCGCGTTCTGCTAGTTGCCTATCTCCACCTGCGGCATTTAACAGCATAGATATCATTGATTCAACATCATCACCTACATACCCGGCTTCGGTCAGACTAGTAGCATCAGCAACAACAAAGGGCACTTTGAGATATTTTGCCGCTGTCTTAGCAAGTAAAGTTTTACCTGAACCTGTAGGTCCTACAATAAGAACATTGCCTTTTTGTATCTCTAAATCTTTAGGAGGATTGTTGATACGTTTATAGTGATTTGAAATGGCTACGCTAAGTACCATTTTAGCACTATCTTGTCCTATGATATGCTGATCCAAATACTCTTTAATAGATTCTGGATCATACTCTGGACCTCGATCTTCTACGGGCTGATTAGAATCATCGGTGATAAGCTCCTCACATAATTCTACACAATCGCTACATATAGCTACTTGTTCCCCCACAATCAATTTCTTGACTGACTCTTTATTTGCGCCGCAAAAGCTACAATGATTGGTTGATTTTAATTCTTCGGACATTAAATTACTTATCTTTTTATTTTGGAACAATTAAAAATCTGAATTTTAGCAATCCGTGCTTGAATAACTTAATTCAACTTTTGTGGCTTTCTTTAGGATAGCATCATAGTTACTATTTTTATTAATCTTTACCATTACTCTGCCTTCCCATTTGTCATTGCCATGCAACATAAACTGTCTCTCACTATATCGTTTTTGATATACTGGGTTGGAACAACTAGTATATAACACAGTACCCGCATTGTCCATAACATTAGCAACAACATGAATGTCCCCGACAAAGGTAGATTGTATCATTTTAAATCGGTTAACATCAGTAAAATAATACTTATCTGTACTGCCGAGCAATAATGCTTTTGGATCTTTACTCATAACCGTAATAACATCTGCACCGTAATTTTTAGCATCAGTGGTTAAACTAAGTGCCTCATTAAACGCACGTAAGAAATTGTAGTTCCAACTTAGTTTATAAGGCACCTCAATCAGAGCATTGCCTTGCCTATCCAATTTAAAACACCATGGCGCAGTTTGATTTCCACAATCAATCTTAACATTAGAAACATTGAATGCATGTTTTGGATATGAACTCAACACACCAGAAAGTAACGCATCACCTGAAACCCTATCTTGTTGATAGGTTTGATATTGAGCATTAAGTGCCTCACCTTTTAGATTGGTTTCTGACTTGCCTACACTCAATACACGTTCGGCAATCTTACTGTTCTTGACTTTAACATCAACTACTAATGTATATCCTCTACTAGTTTTTGATTCACTAATGATAGTGTAGTCATCAACGTAACCTGCACTTGCCTTAACAATTTCATCACGTACAAGTTGATTATTGTTTGACTGTTTGTCGGATATTAAAACCGAACCTACTACGATTTCAATTGCAGTATTGAAGGCGTTAGTTTTTGCCTCGTCAAAAGTTTGACCAGTACCGAGTACACGTGTGTACCCAGTAGAGTAGTTGATTGAACTAGAAGTTTTCTCTACCTTGGTGCTAGCACATGCCGTAAGACACAGCATGGCTAAAATAGATAAGAATTTCATTTCATTTTAAGAGCAAGTTGTTTACGTGCATCTTCACTGTCCAAATCCCAGCGAATAGTTACAGAAACTTCTTGCACACCAACCACTTCTTCTTTCACTTTGACAAAACCTTTAAGGATTGCCCGTGAAGAAGTTTGAATAGTTTCGGTCAATTGCACGACCGTATCGTTGGTGTTCTCACGCAGGCTAATGTTGTTAGCCTCTTTATCAGTCATTTCAACTGCTTTATCATCAGCCTTACCGGCTTTGACTTTATCTGTTGCTTTTTCAATGTTCTTGGCAATAGTGTTGTTAACACGATTGGTAGTAATTTCTTTGTTCAAAAATTCACTTACATTAGCAGTGGCGCGCATTTCGGCTCTGGTCAATGCGTTACGCATGTTATTAGCAGTGTTGCCAAAACTAGGTGAAGTACCAATTGATTCAATTGCTACGATTTTACAATTACGCCCAAAGCTGAACCAAGAACACTTAGTTTCAATTTTGATATTCTCACTTGTAAATGAAGTGGATAGTTTTTGATTAGCGATCGGATCACTAGAATTAGTGCCATTGCCCGTTTTCATACTAGAACATGCGGCAAGCAAGCTAACCAAAGCTACAGCGGTGAGTGTGTGTTTCATAAAATGACCTTTCGGCTTAGTTAAAATGATAGTATAACACTAAATTGATTTTAGGTCAATTATTTTGGTCACGCATTTTGATTTTTAATGTAGTTTTGGACAGCATCTTGTTCATTTTCGGACAACAAAGTTGGATCATACTCACCGCTAGCAATCTTATCAACTAAGAATTTTAGATATTCATTTGATAAGTGTGTATCAGATAAATTTCTCTGAGTCTCAATCCATTGCTTACCGTTGTATTTGTAGACTCGGTTTGGAACAATATCTACACGGACAAACACATCTCCGGTCCTTCCTTTGTTAGGAAAGGTTATTCCAAAATTTGTTGAACTTTTTCGCCCATTATCTTCTTGTAAAAAGAATTCTGGGTATAAATCTTGAAAAACTGACATGGGCATATGTCTACCTTTATATGATACATACCCAGCACCATCTACATCATATTTGAGTTTTTCTTTTGATTTTGTAAACTCAGGTCCTGTTTGTAGCCATGTACCATCTGCTAGTTTGACCCCTTCAAAATTGGGAGTATCATCTTTAACTGGTTCCGGTTCTACAGTATCTGCCATTTGTTCTTCAATGGTCAATTCTTTTTTAGTGTCTGTATACATCCAGCCAACTGAATGAGGGTCCTTAGCTTGTTCTTCTATCTGTTGAAAAGCCTCTTCCTCTTCTACAGTTGTTTCTTTTGGTAGGTCTTTGGGCAATGTTACCGTGAATTTAATTGGTTCTACATCTGGTTCAAATGGCCCGTCAAGAACGTCACATTCTTTGTTAGGACAGAATGGACCTATACCAGGAGCATTAATTAATACAGTATTACATTTGTAACAATGTATAGTAGGATCAGATTCTTCCTGTTTAGGAGCTACTTCAGGTAATGCTTCTTCATTGTTGGGTTCATCATCTTGTTCATTTTGAGGTTCTTCTTTATCCCATTCACGACTTTGATTTGCACCTATAACTAATACAAGTGCTAATGGATCAAATACGATAACCAATAATATAATTACCCAGCGCACTGCCCGTTCTAAAATGTTTTGATCAGGATTATCACCATAAATCAATGCGGCAATGTATTTGATTGGGCCTACTTCGGCTTCTACTTTGCGTAGTTCACTAGCAATAGGTGCTCGTTCTTCGTTTAGTTTAGCTATAGTAGTTTGTGCTTTGGCAATGTCAGCTTGTAGGGCACTGCGTTCTTTAGCCTGTTGTCTACGAATGGCAACGGCTCGTTCTGCACCTTTGTCACTATCTGTACGACCCAACATCTGATCGACCTGTGCATCCATCTGTTGCAATGCTTTTCTACTGGTCTCAATATTGTCTCGTTCTGTTTTAATTTTTTCATCAAACAGTGCAACCTTAGCAACAACATCTCCAGTTGGTACACCTTGATCTAAGTGTGCTTTACTTAAGAAACCAAAGATACCCATACTTGTTAGTAACGCAAGTAATATAACAGCAGGGACAAGATATAGTTTAAGTATCCAACTTGCTTTTGTCCAGTATTTGCGTAACCAAACTGTTGTTGTAATCTTTGCTAACTCTAGTGCTGAACCCATTATGATAATGGGAATAACTGCACCAGCAAAAATAGCGGTCAGCCCGATAATTGAATACCAGGCTGCAATGGAACTAAGTATTAATGCCACTAATAATGTGGCATTACTGAATGTAAAAAATTTTGAGAACATCTAGTATTTATGTATCAAACAGATGGCCGAATGTGCTTATAAATTCATCCATACGCATTACAAGTTTGCGTGGCAAACTGTTACCAGTATATATAAGATAGGTTACAAATGATTCTGTGCCTTCGTTATAGTCTCTATCTTTAACTTGAATAACTTCAATTACATTGCCATCCTCAAATGTATGTTTTTTACCTACCAATGAGTGTTTCATACAATTTTTCCTAATCCTAACCAAATTAATTGATCAAGTTCTTCCTGATAGTCTTGACCCATCCTACGTTTTTCGTAAATTATTTGTAACACTTCTTTGCCATCACCATATTCTGTAGCACCCGAACCGCGGTTTTCTAATTCTTCAATTAGATCATCGGTGTCAAAGTCTGACAGGTCAACATCAACTTCTACTTCTGTGTAAATTGTTTTAAACATTTTTTTTATCTTCTGGATCTTCTTCAACACTTAACCGTTCAAACTCACGCTTGAGTTCTTCCAATGCCTCTTCCAACTCTGCTTGTGTTGCAGTATCATCATCTTCTTCATCGTCCTTTAAATGACTCAGTGCATTAGTCTTTCGCTCTAGTTCTTTTTGTTCTTCTTGGACACCAATTTCAGTTAGTTCAGTATCACTTTCGCACATTGGACAAACTTTTTTGGCTTCACGCTCACCAGTTTCATCATCTTCTGGCCATATCCAATCAGCATCAAACTTAGAACCTTCCCACTTGCACTTAGTACACTTGTGTGTTACAGGAGGTACATATTCTTCACGCACTTCCCAATCTTCAACACTATAGGTGATATCATAACCACCTTTACGATCGGTCCACCAATCATCATCGTTGAGATAATCCCAATCTAAGTCAACACCATAATCACAGGCATCATTGATAACTTCGTCAATATCTTCGTCACCAGATTCTAATCCATCTAGTTTTGCTTGAATTTCATCTTCATTTAGGTCAGGATAAATCTCACTAAGGATATCAGCATCAATTTCAATGCCATATCGTTTTTCAACCTGATGCCACTCACTCTTTACTACCGTTACCATTTTTTATTCCTTCTTTAATGATTTGTTCCATGTAATATATATACTGCGGATACTCTTTTGCCAACTGAGAAATCATTTTTAACATGTCTTGTTTTATAATTTCTTTATCATCGGTTCTCCCAACAAACTCGTCCAGTTTCTTATTGAGTAAAATTTTAAAATTAGATTTATTCATATAACCTTTATAAACATCCAAATACACCATATTATCATTAACACCCAACCTAGTATCATAATGTAATCAACGATACCTGCATCATATTCTAGTGGTTTGATGTAAGGTTTATTATTTACGGGATATTTAATTTTAGGTTTGAGATAAGATACCTTCCATGTTTCATGGTATGGGTCCGCTTCTCTGTCAAGTGGGTCAATCACTAGTGCATAATTTTCACCTTCAATTAATTTGATTACAACCTGTTCACCTACTTTAAAACTAGTGGGATGCTCTGGTTCTACCATCACCAAATTATTAGCAATGTAAATCTTAGAATCATACCCTTGAATAGTAACGTTCACTTAGTAGTACCAGCGTTGATATCATTTTTAATTTTTGCAATAACCTGTTTGGCTTCTTTATACTCGCTCAATTCTAACATATCATTCATCAACTCGTCAATCTTTTCCTGCAAATCAGGGTAAACCTGCGTCCAACGAATGGTATACAATTTTTTATCGTTCATTTTTTAACTCCAAAATGTTTATACATATCATATATAATAGCAAAAGGTTTTGGTTCTGCCTTCCATATTATATTTTCTACATCTTTTAAAATCAACTCGGCAAACTTTTCTCTATCAAATCTAGCATAACTGCTAGACCAACCGCCTCTTGATTGTGGTCCTGCCGTTTCAACAATCTCGGTAGCTTGTTCAGCAAGTTCTCGAATTCGTTCGTTCATCTTATGAATCCTGTATACATTTCAAAGCATTTGGGCTGACATTTGTTTTTGCCATTAGTTCAATTCTACCTTTTTCAAGGCCAATTAAACATGCTTCTTTAGTAGTGTACATGCCCACTGGCACCAACACTTGTCCATACTCGGCATTAATCAATGCAATAGTAATATACACCAAAGTCCACATTATTTGTCATCCCTAAATCTAACAAAGCGTGGGAAACGCAAACTGTAGGTACCATCTTGGTTTTGAGAAATTACATCACATAAGATTTCAGCAGTCCGACCAATGATGTGAGTACTATTATTCCAATAGTCATCTCTATCACTATCGCTAAACCCACTACCAACATTGACGGATATATGTTTTCCGTCATCGTATCCCTCGCAAACCAAAGCTCCAAGGCGTCCCTTATTTCTTCCAGTACCTTCTTCAACACCGATAACCTCCAAATCTACAGTAATAGTGGGCTTCCACTTCATCCAATCTGTACTGCGTTTGCAGACATATGGGGCATCTAAATTTTTAATCATAATGCCTTCAAATCCAAGATTAACTTGATCCTTAGCATATCGTTCTAATTGATCCTTACCTGCTGCCGTATCTAAGTCAACCATGATATGTGGTAACAACTCAACATTGGGCATGTCATCAATAATACTACGCATATCTTCTAAAATAGTAATGCGTTTGTGTAGTTGTGCGTTCCAATGTCCTTCACGGAAGGCTGCTACTGGTATAATGTCAAATACATTGAACACACTATCCTCTGCTTGTACATCAGTCTTGCGGCGTGCTTGCCGCATAAGTTCTTGGAAAGTATTACCAATCACTTCACCATCCATTACAAAGCCCATGCTTAAGTTACTTGATGCGGCTTTATGTGTAAGTTTTACAAAGTTCTCACGCACTTGATTTTCAATATGACCAAAGTTGTCAAACTGTTTACCATTGCGACTGAAACAAATAGTGACAATATTGCCATCTTCATCTGGGATAGCGGTCAACAATACACGGACACCGTCAAGTTTAGGCTCAAGGCGTTTGACACCTTTCATTTCAGGACGACCTTCACTATTAGTTGCTAGTTGACAACCAAAGATTGGCACTTCATATTCAGTACCTTTACAAATTTTGTTGATAGTTTTATCACTGATACCTGCTCGTAAGTCTCTACGCAACACCGGTGCTAAAAATGTGTTCCATTCTTCACTATCAAATCGTTCAGCCATGTTTTGTACGGCATCACGTGCCGCATGACCTGTTAACTTACGTTGGCTAAGTTGATACATCAACGTATTAAATTCATCCCAGGGATTTTCTGCGTCAACAATACCCACAGTATCGGGAACTTGACGAATACCAAATGTAACATAGGGATTATAACAGGCGTTAGTAAGGCCCAAGAAAATCTGACTAATACGATTGCCTAGGACACTTGCCTCGAGAGCCTGTAAAATTACATCTTCTTTATGAAGGCGACTATCACTCTCGTTTAATTTATTAATCCAACTTGCACTCATTCTACAACTCCTTTAAACTTCACGTCGGCAAACAAACTCAACTATTGAATCTTTCTTGAGTTTATCCAAAGCATTTTTTTCTACTACCACTTTGAATTTCTCACATTCACTAGCGGTGTAGAATGTATCAATTCTAGTCTGTTTCATTTCAAGCATGCCATTACCAGTAATGAAGGTAAGTAAAATTAAGTGGTACATTACTTAACCTGCTCTTGCACAATGGATTTTGTTTTCTCAACACCGTTATCAAGCATTTTGGCAATGCCAGTAAAGCCTACTGTTGCAACAACAATACCTAGAATGAATGCGATGATATGGCTCATAAAAACTCCTGTGTGAAAGAATGTGTATAGTATACTATATATAGGATATAATGTCAAACGACCTTTACCCGATTCAATTGGGTTAAGTTGTCACGATGGGCATGTGCTTTGACAGTACCAAAAAAGGTATATGTCTCACCAACTTCGACATTGTTAATGTGATTGTAAGCAAAAAATACTGCCTGATCATCACTAGTGATACCGGTCACATAGTTGGTATTCCACTTCTGACTGTACATGGTCTTCAAGATTTCAACAGTAACATTAACCTTGTCACCGACCCTACCGATGAACCCACCAGTAGCAAATTTCACTCGTTGGTCAACATTATCCCGCTTGACACCACGCTCATAGCAACTGGGCAAACTGGCGATAACTGCTACATCATAATTATCATTAATGATATCACGGTTGCTAATAAGCATTGCCGTGTTATCAAACTCACTCAATTTAATTCCTTTAAGAATTTTGAAAGTGAATGCTTGGTAGTACTTGCGAACCTTTTTAGCCTGCTCAACATCTTCTTCCGTTAGCCTGTCAGGATTGTGCAAAAACTCTAACATGATATCACGGTTGCGGAGTTTGGTAGACAACACCTCACCAAACTCACCGATTTGATTTCGACCCTCTTTCACATACTCACCGTTGATACGTTGAGCGGCACAAGCCGCACCCCACACAGCATCGGCATTAAAATTAAGAACAGGTTTCTGATATTTAGGCATTAGTTGCTCCAAAAAGATTCGCTAGAGGGTGAACAGAAATACGGGGTGTCATAACGTTCTTGATAAGTCTTACCAGTCATCATGTTGCGCTTGGTAACCCAAGTCTCATGGGGTTCAACAATGAAGCCCAATTTAGTTTTAGCATCAATCACAGCCTTGATGTAGGCTCTAGTGACTGGGGCAAATTCTTCTTTTGACACAAGACGCTTACCGCCTTTGACACGTTTGTCAGATTTGTACAGTTCCAATGTGTATTCAACTAGTGCAGACATTTCAGCTCCTTTAATCAATCAATACAAGTATTATATACCCAAAGTGATTTATTGTCAACCTTTGGGTAATGCAACATTAAGTATTACTTTTTATCACAGTATTCAAACAGGATCCACTTAGCACGATTCAGTGCCTGGCGAACATCTTCAATGACCATGAAATCGTAAGAACCGCCGTTGTCGTAAGCAATCATTTCCTGACAATCACTCATAAGGCTAGCTGCCATCATAGCAGGACCTGAATGACGAAAAGTAAGACTTTGTTCTACAGCCTCACGCATTTGTGCTTCGGTGCAACCATACATACGGATTTCACGTTTTTGTTGCATATCTTTGCCGACTGCTACACGAATGTCAAAATCTACGTTACTCATACAAGCTCCTTTAATCAATCAATACATGTATTATATGCCCAAACCGATTTATTGTCAAGCCGTGGAAAAGCCCCGTTTCCGGGGCTAAATGTAATACTAAGTATTACTTTTTAGTTGTAGTAGTTTGATTTACAAAACCATACATTTTTTCCGCAGTTTCTAGGATTTGTTCTAGTCCAGGAAAGACTGGCATTTCAACTTTGCTAACAAATTCACCTGTTTTAGGATCCTTTATTGCAGTTAATTCCCATCCAGCAAATTTCATGCTGTATTCTTTTTCTACGAAATCTTTAGCCATTCCGAGGACATCACTACGAATCTCATAGCCGTTTTTGCTGAATTTGACTTCAGGCATTTTTGGTGTGTAATCTGACATATTGTCTCCTGTGTTTGTGTGTGAATTATATAACTGTTAAGAATACCAGTCAATCTAGTTTGGGTTTATCTACCTTTTAAACCAGGTCCTGATCTATATTTCTTAATAGCCTGTATAGCCTCTAGGATGCTATCTATTAATTTTGCAAACATGATTATTCTGCTTTCTTACTGGCAGCTTTTTTGGCTGCTGTTGGGAACTTTACAGTTTTGGCAACTTCGTCAAAGAACTGTTTGCTTGTAAAAATTAAACCCAATGATGTAGCAAAAGCCATTGTTGCATCAGCATAACGCTTTGTGTAATCTGCTTGGGAATCAACGAATGTGTTCATTGCTTTGGCAATTCCTTCGTGTTGTACGAAATTTGTTACGAATTGCTTTTTAGCTTCTTGGACCGCGTCAATAGCGGCGTAATTGAAAGTGTTAAACATTTTTATCTCCTATGTGTGTGTTTAAAATTGGGTTTTTATGCAGAACCCATAACTGCATTATTATTTATGCCTATCCTACTCTATCATGTATTTCTCTATACTTTTTTAGAGCAAGCACTCTAGCAATTAGTAATCTATTTTCTGCGTACTCGGATAATGTATCGTCTACATCTTCTTCAACAATTTTAACTTTACGATATCTAGTACAAAGAGCCTCATCATCAAACTCTAATAGACTTGGATCAGCCCCTTGTTTGATTAATGAGTATCTTATTGGATTACTTCTTAGTAGCTTCGGCTTTTTGATCCTTAGCTGGTTCGCTTTTGGGATTAGCTTTCTTTTCAGCCTCCTTGTCAGCCTTCTTCTTAGCTAATTTCATTTCGCCAGCAGGTGCTGCCGGTGTAGCTGGAGCAGTGGCGGCTGCTGGGGCAGCTGGTGCTTTTGCTGGCTCTGCGGCAAATGCAGATACTGTAACTAGGGTAGCGATTAGAGTTGCGATTAGTTTCATTTTGTTTTCCTTTGAAGTTAATGAATTCGTAGTTTTGTCTACATATATATAACGCGGTAGCCTGTAAAAAAGTTTACATCAACCGCCACGACCAGTGCGTCTTACCACACTACTTCCCCCGAATCCTTTTGAATTAGGTTTAGGTCCTTGTTTCTTTGGAGCCTTACCTAAGCCCGGATGAAGTTCGGTGTTATTCTTTTTGGCTTCGTTAGCCATGTTAATAAACGGGTTCTTGCTTTTCTTTTCTTCTGTCATTTTTTTACCTTTATTGAATGTAAGTAACTATCTAGATCACCGTACAAATTAAGTAACATAGATATTCTACTGTCATATAACCTGATAAAAGGTTTATTACCTTTATCACTTTTATTTACATCAATATAGTAGGGACATTTGATTTTTTTGTCTAAGTCCAGAATGAAGGCATACCAACTATATTTTTTGGATGCTTCAAAGTCGTGGTTATAGTGTTCAATTTTAGCAAACCGTAATTCCAGATCACCAACTTGAGTGAGTCTTAATCCACCACGAGGATTAAACCACCATTTCTTTATTGCTTCTTCATATGACCAAGTAGTATCAGATAACTGGTCTATTACAGTTTTAGTTAGTTGTTCTTTGTATCTGATTTTATTCATCTGGATAAACACGTGTGCCGTTGTTCATAAACACCACAGTAAATTTATCAGTTTTGAATTGTGTATTCAGTTTGCGGCATAGATTTCTTGCATGACCGGGATTACTAAAACTTGTTTTTTTATATTTTGGAACGGCTTCACTATCTAAGTAATGTTGACTTTTTAAGTTGATAGGTTGGTTATCATAGAACACAGCCCATATTCCTGCTGCCTCTACAATTTGATCACATTTGTATGTTTCTTTATCAACTATTTCTAGTATTACTTTAGGTTGTGTTCTGCTCATTGTTTACCATTTGCCACCAGTCATTACGATAGTAACATCCTCAGTTTTATTATTAGTCTGTCCTCTTTGGTCTAAAAGTAATACCATAATTTCGTCACGCATTTCTTTAGCATCAGTGATTGGAATCAATAATTCACGGGATTGGCGTGCCTCTGCACTAGCCACTTTATCTATAAATTTTTTAATTTGACTCATTGTATATTTATGCTAACAAAACCTCATCCTCTGTCTTAAAAGGACCTGTATAGTCATATCGTTGCACAAAAATGTACTTTGGACAGAAAATCTTTACAAATTCTTCATTTTGTTTGATTCCGAACCACCCTGCAACATAGTAACACTTACTCTTGGGAGTTTTAGTAAAAATATGCAGTTTTCGTTTCACATCATAAAAACTGTTGTAAATCCGATTACCACTAGTAGGATAGATAGCAAACGGAGGTGCTGATTGCTTTTCTTGTTTCCCTACCTTTTCAAACTCAATTTGTTTTGATTTTTCAATGGCTTTGGTACTACTGTACTTTTCAACAGTATTATCCATGATTACTTGATAATCACTACCCTCTTGAATTACATTACCTACTTTTTTGTCACCGTCTGTGACTACCCAATATTCACCTTTAATAATAGGTTTAGCTACTAGATTCATCTTTATTATCCTTTGTTAATTCTGCTACAAACAAGAAATGTTCATAGGCTTTTCTAACTGCTGGAACAGTTAATAGTTTTTCTGCTTCCACAGACATTGCTTTGACTGCTTCTTCACATGCCTCACGTGCGCTAGGCCATTGCAATGCATGATTCTCTACACCAAATGCTTTACTCAATGCTTTCCAACAACGTATTTGTTCTTCTGTTAATGTTCTTTCTTTACTAGCAGGGCGCAAATCACTAGCCTTCATTAATGCCGAACTAATTGCATCTTCTGCTACACGGCCAGCCGCAATCATTGGTGCATATGCAGGGTTTACATTGTAACGTGTGCTTTGCCCACCGGGATAGCATATTACAAGATGTGCCCCTTCAGGAAACGCATCCATAAGTGTTTGGTCGTACTCATACACTGGTACGTATCTACGACCTACTTTCTTATAAAAAATTGTTTTCTCGCTCATTGTGCTAACAAATTACCCTTATATGGTTCATTCAACCAACGTGCGAATGTTTCAGCATTTTCTGAAAGTTTTGTAAGTTCATACTTGCCGCAGAATTTCATAAAATGAACGCCCACTTGTGGTGTTGTAGTAGTGCGAACACCTATGCGAATTGATTCATCAACCAGTTGTTTAATGTCATCGGGTTGCGCCGTCAAGTCAATCAACATCCGATTCCTGTTATAGCAATCACGCACTACTTGTTCTTGGTTATTATGGTCAAGCCAGCGTTGTAGCATGAACGTGTTCCATCGGAATCCCTGTGCATTACGATCCTCAAATGCCTCACGAATGCCGACACGATTCTTACTACCTTTCTCAGGGGCACGGGGATATGCAGTGAATACATTGTCGCCTGCGTCACCGCGGATAATTTTCTTAAACAGTAAGTACTTAGGATCTTCTAACAGTTTAGGCTGTTTAGTTTTTTTATCAATAACTGGCTTGCCATTTTCTTTGAAGTATCCCTCTAGAGTGATAAGTTCACCTGCTACCCCCTGATATTGATTGACATTTGGTGCAATTAACTGTACAAAATCGCTGTCGGTCGAAATTATATAGTGTGTATCTTCTGGGTGCAAGTGAATGAATCGGGCAATCAAGTCATCAGCCTCTGCTTGAGGATGACGTAGGACACTGACGTTGGTCTTATCTTTGATGAAAGTGGTGAACTTTTCGTAAGTTTCCCAAAACATAGTGTTTTCTTCTTTTTCAGCTTCAGTGACTGACATTGCATCAACCACACGATTCTTTTTGTAAGGTTCGTATACGGCCTTCCTCCATGATTTCCCCTCTAAACAGAATACTACATGGTCAATTCCATATCGTTTGACTGCTTGATTGACACTAGCAAGTGTCAGATGAAGGGCCATGCCTATTTTTTCTTCTAACGTAGAGTTACGGCTTGCAACGTGTCTAGCACGGAAGAAAGTGTTTGCGGTATCAATGAGTGCGTATTTCATGTGTGTATTATATACGTATATTTAGATTTTGTCAAGCCTCAAGATACATATCTGGGCTAAGGTCAATGTATTTCTTTTTAACACGTTTGTCACCTTGATAAGGTAACCATTCATCTTTAACAATACGAACGGGTAATTTAAGTTCTACAATCTTTTTGTTAACCCACTCTTGTATATCTTCCGCGGTCAACCCTGAATCTTTGTCTAAGATTTCAAGTGTCCATTTGTTACCTTTAAAAACTTTCCACATGTGACGCTTCCATTCTGATTTCAATTTCTTTTCGATATCAGTAATATCAGCTTTTGTACCGTAATATAGATACTTAAAGGATTGTAATTCGGCAGAACCGGCAATATAATCAAAAATCCTATTATGTACATTACCTGTAATGCCAAAACCTACTTTACCGTTGTGCGTGAGCACCATGATGTAGAAGAAGTAATTCATACCTTTTTTGCTTTCCGTGTAGCTTTAGGAATAACTACATTTTTTGTTTTGATTTTTGCTTTTGCAGGGACAAGTTTATTGATAAATGCAAGTTCATCAGCAGTAAGATAATTGATTACATCAACTTTGTTGTGAACATACATTGTGTTTAGTGGGGCGATATCAAATGTACCACCTAGCATTTTGTAAACTTTATAAGCCACATACAAAGCTACATTGAATGGAACACTTGCGTTCTTGTCAACAAATTGGTCATAGCGATATTTTTTGTACGCTTTAGTAACACTGCCTTTCAATTTAGGCATACCTGAAAATACTTTCTGAACGACTGCATGAAGATCCTCTAAGAATTCTTCAAAGTCTTGTGTATTTCGCAAAATACTTTCTTCTTCTGTCAAGTCAATCAAAGTACCATAGAAACCAAATTCAGTATTATCAACTGGCAAATTATTCCAAAACTTATTACGATTAGAAAAAATAAATTCTAATTTTTCATAGTCACCATTTTTTGCGGCAGTCTCAACTGCATTCAAATGTGTGACAGCACCGGGCATGCCAGCATCATCATGGTCTTCTGGTAATGGAACACATTCATAAGACTTGAGAATTTGAATCAACTTGGCAGTGTGCAAATATTTTGGATTTTTGCTGCCATCTAAACGTACTGACAAGTAATGTTGTTTCCAGTGGTCAAAAGTTGTAATCTCTTTAGACATTTCACCGTTCAACAATGCAAATGTTTCACGTGCCTTACTACGATCCAATGTTTCTATGTAAGACACCATGATTGGAAACTTTTTCCAATCTTTTGCTCTCCATCCCTTCATCAACCCTGATGCAACAATCAATGCAACAACTGTAGCGGTATGTTGACCATTAACCATTGTGTATTCTTCTTTTCCAGGTGTTTTCACAGCCTGAATAGACTGAACACGTTGTTCGTCAAAATAAGTAAAAATATGTGTGGCATGAGGGATATCCAATGCACGTTGAATATCTTCATCACTAGCTAAATCCCCCAACAACACCATTTTAGTAACGGGAAAATTTTTAGGGTCAAACATCAATGCTAATTTTTGATAGCGTTCAAGTGCTGACATAAAATCAATGTTATTACCTGAATTAACTTTGTTAACCAAATCTTGAATAGAAATTTGTGCATATTGCCCGGGCTTACGTTCAAGTATGTTGTTAATTTGACGCCCATTCTTATCACGCATGTTATAATCAAACACTAATGAAAATGACGATTTACGTGTGACTTTCACTATTGGAAGTGATTTTGTTTTTGCTAACTTAGAAGATGCTACAACAGTTGCCATGAAAAACTCCTATGAGTTGTTGAATAAGTGTGTATTATATACCCGTATTCAATATTTGTCAACCTTTTTTTTTGGTAATTAAGTGAGTACTTTTAGTTTACAATTATCATGGTGATACCTAATATAATTAGTTTTTCCACCTACGGTCTTGTCACAATATTCACAAGTAAACTTAGGTGCCTTCATACCTTTATTCCAACTAACTTGCAATCCAATACTACCTTTATTCCAGGATGTCATTGGTGGTTTTAGTTTTCCGGAATCAATATTTGCAATTGTTTCTGCATCTGGGTTCTCCCCCCAATGTTTTATCTGTGTTTTTATTTTTCCAACCGGGACACCGGAACACAAACTTGCTTTTCTGATACTAGCATAATTCACTCCCCTAAAAGTAATCATATTTTTGGGTTTTATGGGCCCTACAAATTTAGGCTTTGCGTTTTTTAATGCAGTTAATTTTTTTGTTGTCTGTATTTTAGCTATTGTTTCGGATGAATGTTTCTTACCAAACATAGGATTTTTTGTCCCAACAAGACCTACTTTTCCCTTATGTGCAGCTCCTATTTTTGCTTTATGTTCTTCTGATTTAGAACGTTGCCCATTCTTTCTTGAAGTCTCTCGTATTTTTGCTAAGCCTTCTTCGGAGTACACTCTATGCTTGTTAGCCTCACGCATATTAGCTAATGCTTGTTCTGAAAATATTTCAGTACCTTTCTTTCCGCGTTTTTTGCTCGCTGTCTTTTCTATGATATCAGGATCTCTAGGCACCCCTTTTACACGTTTACTATGTGCTTGGCGTTGTGCAATACCCGCCGGACTGTCAAAATAATCTCGTTTTTTATCTATCAGTGCTTGCCTTCGTTCGGGATCTGCCCACAATGCGTTTATAGCTTCCCGCTTATTGAGTTTCCCTTCATCACTTATAACTAACTTTTTACCGTAAGTGGCACTTAAGGGTCCTTTTAAAGTTTTTAAATATTCAACACGTTCTAGCCTAACTTTTTCAAATAATCTGTTATTAATTTTTTTCTCAGGTTGATTTTCTGTTGGTTTCATTATACACATCGCATTGAATGCATGAACCATTTTCATATTACCTACACCCTCAAAACGCATTTTCCAAAGAATTGCATGTGCTATGAAATGTTCTCTTGCAGTCAATCTGACTAAGTTATCTTTCTTGTCAGTCCCGCCGAAACTTTTGGGTATGACATGATGTTTCTCCGTATAAGTTTCTTTAGATAGAGTACGTGCCCGTGCTTTTACAATTAAATTATAATACCATCGTGAATACTTCACGTTCTGTGGCTTTATAGGCCATGCAATCATCAACTAACCTCTGTACGCCCATTTCCTAGATCACGTTGTTGCACAGGACGAATGTCTCGGTTCAAGGGATCAGCTTGGGCCTGCTCATATACTTCTAAAGCAATATTCCGACAAATTGCAGTCCACCATCTATCGACTATCATGGTGTCGGTATCATCATCACGCATCTTATAGCCTGCTCTTATCAAATTGAGAATGAACTTGTCATTCCAATCCAACTCAAATGCGCCTGCATTGATATTTCCAGGATCAAGTTCCATACTAACTACAGCAACATAGGGCTCTCCTGCTTGTGTAGCCTTTTCTTTAGCAGACAATTCTACTGTAGGTTTCTTTACTCTAGGTTTGCGAGGTTTCTTTACCTTAGGCATTTTTGGAGTTGCCGTTGGCTCAGGTAGAGCCTGAACAGGCTCTACTACCTGTTCTACTGGCTTCTTTTTAAATCTATCAAATATACCCATTTTCTTTTGCTTTCTCGTATAATTTAAAGCTGGCAAGATTCTTTGCCTTTGATTCGCACATTATATCAAAGTTATCTAAGAATGTCAATGCCCAATCATTCACTGCGTCATTCCAATAGAAGTCACTATGGGCACGTAGTTTTTGCTTATTGTGACCACTCTCTATCAACGGAATAAGAGCGGGGCGACATGATCTGGAATGGCCTGTAAGTACATCATCACGACTGACGGAATAATGCATAGTAGGCCGATTCCCCCTCCAACTATCAATGACCATTTTAACGCGGTCATCATTCGGGTCAATATATTCTCCACTGTTAACCCAGTGATGATGGATGTCCAATACGATTGGAACCAAATCTGCAATTTCAAGAACTGTGTGTAAACCATGTGTAATCTCCTCGTTTTCAATTGTAAGTGTGTTTCTCGCTTCCGGCGAGAGTCTTTCATAGGCTTTTCTGATACCATCGGGTCCAGCACGACCAGAGATATGTACATTGATTTTAATGTCTTGAAATTTCTGACCATATCCCATCCAGCGAGCCATGTCACAATGATATTCAAATTCTTCTATACTCTTATTTACTACTTCTGGACGATCACTTGCTAATACTACGAATTGATCTGGGTGAAAACTTAGTCGTACATTATTCTCTCTAGCAGTCTTACCCAATGGGGCAAACCAATGTGCAAGTTGATTTTGAACGTCGGTGGATTGCCAGAATTCAGTGTAATCCTCATGTGTATAAAAACTTAACATATCACTAGTGATACGCAACATACGCAATGGTTCGGGTAGACTTGCTACTTTCTTGATTAGTGCATGGGTATTAAGAATATTTTTCTTAGCAACATCAATAATCTTTTCCTCTACAAGATTACGCTTATTGCGTTTAGCCCATGCCATAGTAGTACCCCCAGTGTTAAGACCCTCGACACTGGCGATCTCGCCCTTCTTGTTGATTTCGGCAAATTTACACGCAAAGCCGATGCGTTTGATAGGTGTAGTCATGTACAAGAGTGTAGCAGATAATTGATTATTTGTCAACTTTTAATAAGTCTCTAAATTCATACATCTTTTTCATGTAGGAACTAGGATTGCCTAAAACACTTATGGGCAAATCACCCTGTCTGCGTGGTCCTATTTTGGTCAATAAGTCAATGTTTTTGATATCATTTACTTCCCTAAATAGATTTACAATCTCACCTACAGTGTGTCCTACTCCGTGTCCTAAGCATTCCATGTCATTGGAAGGTTGCTCAATCGCTAATTTTAGTGCTTCGCATATTTCCATAACATGAACATAATCACGCACACAAGTGCCATCAACTGTATCATAGTCATTACCAAATATAGTAAATTCTTTAGTACGGATAGCACGAATCAAATTATAAAACAATCCATCTGGATTAGTAGGTTCTACTACAGTACTACCAATTACATTGTAAAATCTAAAGATAGTATAGGGCACATTATTTTTTGTGCAATATTCACGTACACAATCTTCGGCTGCTTTCTTACTTGTGCCATATGCACTTTGACAATACTCTGCGGCACCAGTACTTGCAAATATAAAATTCTTTGTTTTGATTCCATTTAGTACATTGAGAGTTCCTGTTAGATTGGTCATATAGTAGTTACTAGGCATCTTCTCACTCTCACCTACATTTACTAGTGCAGCCAAATGTATTACTGCATCATACTCTCCTTGAAGGTAATGCATAGTTCTGATATCACAATTTATAAAATGTTTGATATCTACTCTAGGGTTCATTGTGTCTAACCCGTATAACTCATACGTATCTTCTAACAATTTAGTTAGATGACTACCGATGTAGCCTGAGTTACCTGTGATTAAAATTTTCTTCATATAAATTCAAATAGACTTGCGCCTACTTCCTCTTCTTTTGGTTTAAAACTTGGGTCTTTACTTAGATAAGAATTATCATCAGTATACCATACATTGATAAATTTGTATCTGTTTGCTAATACCGATTCAAAATCTTCACGTGCCAAATGACTACGCTTTAAATCTTTAATGTAATCACTATACTTTATTGTTTCATACGTATTAATCTTTGCGGCATTTGTGTTGCTACGCTTGCCTGCAAAATTATCTAAGAAACTAACCCATCCTTGAGACACTTCATCGTCTAAGTCACCTACATAGTCTAATGCTTCTGCTGATTGCGTAGAACAATATATTTCTGTAATAGTCTCTGCGGCATCTTTGATGTTTACTTTGTGAAAGTATTTCTCATTAAAGTTATCTGACCAATCTTGGTTATCTAATACAACACACGGCATATGACCTAAACATTCTAAGAATGCAAACGGATAGTTCTCACGCAAGCTAGGCATAAAGAATACACTACATCCTTTAATAAAGTCAACCTTTTCTTGACCAGTGA